GCCTGATGCGATTTTTCAACGCGCGCTCGAAGTCATGGATAGCTGGGCAAAAGCCGGTGCCTACCCCTACGACAAACAGCTATTCCTCCTGTGGCTTGAACTGGGTAACAAGAAACTCATCGAGCGCCATACCAAGATACCTTGGCGATCAATTTCATACACCATTAACAACTGCAAACAAAGATTAAAACATGAACTTGGACCTGATTACCATCTTGCTTTTGGCGGCTATGACTGCCTTGGCGATGAATCGCTATAACGTCCTTCCAGCGTGGTACTACCGCTATGCGAGGTGCAAGCCGCTGACCTGCCTGACCTGCCTTGCCTTTTGGTGGGGCGTAGTTCTGACCATCACAGCCTCCAGCCTCCCTTGGCTGCTTGCCATACCGGTCGGTCTTTCTTCAGCCGGGCTGACGGTGCTGATCATTAAACTGTCGGAGAAATGACACTTGACGAAGCAATGCAGGTGCTATCGGTGAAGCACAAACTGGACAACTACTATGCGTCGCAGACCATGTCGCTATCACCCAGCGAGGTGTCGATGTTGGAGAACGTCGCCAACGCGAACGGCTACGGACGGACGAACTGGTGGTGTGGATCATGCGCCGTTTCCCGATTGCAGGAGATGATGGCTGACGCACAGGACGCACGCGCACGATTTGCGAGTTAATGATATTTATCAATATGCCACTACCTACACCACGCGAATCAGAAAGCAAGACCAACTTCATCCAGCGTTGCATGGGCGATGACAAAACTGTCAGCGAGTTCCCAAGCCAGCAGCAGCGCTACCTCGTCTGCGCAAGGCAATGGGAGGCAGACCGAAGCGCCTTTGCTGAAACCTACGCTGACTACGGCGAGGGGGTGCGCAACAACGCCAAGCGCGGCATCGAACTCAACGAGCGCAACGGCAACAAGTGCGCAACGCAGACAGGCAAGGTGAGGGCGCAGCAACTGGCCAAGGGCGAAGGCATCAGCGTTGAAACGATCAAGCGGATGCATAGTTACCTGTCGAGGGCGGAAACGTACTACGACAACGCAGACTCAACGAGCGACTGCGGATACATCAGCTACCTGCTATGGGGAGGCAAGGCGGCGCTCGGGTGGAGCAGGAACAAGCTGCGAGAATTAGGCGAACTAAACGAAGACTAACATGCAGACACAACCCGACATCACAATCGAACAGGAAGCGCGCGCATTGGATTGGCAGGATCGCGGACACCTGTTGACAAACCTGTCAAACGTCCTCGACTCACTTGAAGACAGCACAGCACCCAACGCGATGCACGCGAAGGTTGCAGTGATTGAGAAGATCATTGACATCGTCACAAACATGGAGGCGTAATGGGTACGAGCAAGGGACACGGCAAGTACATTGAAACACCCGAGCGGATGTGGGAGCTGTTCTTGGCTTATGTGCAGGAGGTCAAAAGCCAACCGCGATACAAGTTCGTGTTTGTAGGCAAAGACGGCAAGAAGGATAAGGAAGAACTCGAGCGACCACTGACGATGGAAGGCTTTGAGTTGTATGTTGCAGACCTACAGGTCATCACAGATTTGAGCGACTACTTCGAGAATAAACAAGGTCGATACGATGCGTATGTCCCCATCTGCACTCGCATACGCAAGGCTATAAGGCGTGATCAAATTGAGGGCGGAATGGTAGGTCAGTATAACGCCAGCATCACGCAGCGCCTTAACGGCTTGGTGGAGAAGACACAAGCAGACGTCAAAATCGAGCAGCCTCTATTCAATGACTGACGCAATCACCGTCGAGAAGCTGAAGCAGATAGGTGGATTTTAAGCACACCACCGCAATCAAGCGCATCAGGCGGATGACTGCCCGAAAAAAAGTCATCCAAGGCGGCACAAGCGCTGGGAAAACATACGCAATACTGGCAGTCCTGATCCACATAGCAGCCAAGGCCAAGACCGAGATCAGCGTCGTATCTGAATCCATACCGCATCTACGACGTGGCGCGATGAAGGACTTCGGTAAGGTCATGCAGTGGACTAACCGCTGGCGCGACGAAGGCTGGAACAAAACGCTGCTGACCTACACCTTCGCCAACGGCAGTACGATTGAGTTCTTCAGCGCTGATCAGGAGGCGAAGCTACGCGGCGCACGGCGGCAGGTGCTATACATCAACGAAGCTAACAACATCGAGTTCGAGGCGTACCATCAGCTGGCCATCCGAACCAGCGAAGCCATCTACATCGACTTCAACCCGGTGTCGGAGTTTTGGGCGCACACGGAGGTCTTGGCAGAGCAGGACAGTGAATTGATCGTGCTGACGTACCGCGACAACGAGGCGCTGCCGGCTACGATCCGTGACGACATCGAAACGGCGCAGGTCAAGGCGGCGACATCAACGTACTGGGCGAACTGGTGGAAGGTCTACGGCTTGGGTGAGGTCGGATCATTACAGGGCGTGGTCTTCGACGACTGGCAGCAGGTCGACGGCATCGACTTTGCAGGCGATAAGCTTGTCGCTATCGGATTGGACTGGGGATACACGAATGACCCTACGGCGGTGGTAGCCGTCTACAAGCGAGGCAGCGCTATCCTCCTGCATGAACTGATCTACCAGAACGGACTGACCAACCAAGACATCGCTGAACACCTACGTAAGCTGGGCATCGGCAGGTCATGGCCTATCATCGCAGACAGTGCAGAGCCGAAGAGCATCGAAGAGGTGCATCGCCTCGGCTTCAACATACACCCGGCGACGAAGGGCGCCGATAGCATCCGCAACAGCATCGACATCCTGAAGCGCCAGCCGCTACTGGTCACGCGCGAATCTACGAACTTGATCAAGGAGTTGAGGAACTACACGTGGGACACGGACAGGACTGGCGCATCCCTTGGAGTGCCGATTGACAGGTACAACCACGCCATTGACGCGGTGCGTTACGTCGCCTTGAACAAGCTATCCGCCAACGCTGGAGGCAGATACGTTATCATGTAGTAAATTTGAGCCATGCACGCAATCAAGCACTTTTATCAGATGATCCTCGCCAAGCCTACGGCGTGGGAGGGACACGGCAACTTCGCTATTCACCTGACTGACGCACTTAAGCCAAAGGTGACCGTCGACCTTGGTGTTGACTACGGCTTCTCGACGTTCTGCTTCGCAGTCCTTGGCCACGGCAAGGTGTACGGCATTGACTCATTTGAGGGCGACGAACATGCAGGGAGGCGTAGCACCTATGACCACGTCATGGGGTTGCGTGAACACTTCCGGGTGACGCTCAAGATGAAGAACCTGTACTTCATCAAAGGCTACTTTGACGACGTGGCCAAGCGCTGGGAAAAAAAGATCGACATCCTGCACATAGACGGCCTGCACACCTACGATGCGGTCAAGAACGACTACACGACGTGGCTGCCATTCCTGAACCCTGATGGTGTCGTCTTGTTTCACGACACGATCAGCTTCCCTCACGACGTTGGCAAGTTCTTTGCGGAGTTGCAGGGGTATAAACACAACTTCGAACACTCACACGGTCTGGGTGTGTGGACGCAAAGCGATGCGACGTTTGAAAAAATACAAAAGCTGCTGTCATGAGTATATTGAACAAAATCACCGTCGACCAGTTCCAGCGCATTGTGTCGATTGAGGCGAACGCAATCTACACGACCAGCGACAAAAAGATCGGCGTCATCGCCGTTCTCGACGGCATCCCGATCGAGCAGGTCAAGAAGATGACGATTGCGGAGGTCAACAAGCGCTATGGTGAGATCAACGCGGCGAGCAAATCGCTATCGTCGCTGGCTGCCAAGCGTCACGCCAAGGTTGCCGGAAAGTGGTATCAGTTTGAGTGGTTCATTGACGAAATCAGCGCAGGGCAGTTGGTGGAGTTGTACTCCTACGACATGAGCAGCGAGCAGGGCGTTATTGACAACTTGCACCTGATCTTGGCGACGCTTTCGAGGGAGTGCAGGGTGTGGAAGTGGTGGCCGAAGGCATACGACGGCAAGGGGCACAAGCAGCGCGCAGAGGCGATGTTGCAGATGAACATGGGTGACGTTTGGGGTTATGCCGCTTTTTTTTTGCAGCTTTCAGAGCCTTTGTTGACGATTATGCGGAAGTCTTTGACGGATCAGCAGACGACGACGACAACGGCCAAGGCGTAAAAAAGCCGAACTACGGCTGGGTGGGTGTGGTCTACCGCATGGCCGGCAAAGATCCGCTGCGTATGGATCAGGTGTTCAACATGCCGGCGCGGGAGTTCATGAACGCGCTCTTGCTGATGAAGGCGATGCCGTAGTGCATAGATTTTCGCGTTGCGATATTTACTTGCATGAAATTTACCACGGAGATAGAAGGCCTCGTAAGGGGCGTTGGCACTGACGTCACCAAGAAGTTCAGCCTGTCGCAATCTCCTAACGTAAACGCGGCGCTCATCAGGTGGATGCAGGATGTCATCAAGCTGACCATTGAGGGCATCGACCGCGTTGACGCCAAGGCTACGCTTAACCTACGCCAGTCCGTAGGCTTCGCAGAGTTGCCTGTTGAGCATAAGGTCGCGCAGGTCGCTATGGAGATGGCGTCGTACTGGAAGTTCGTCGAGTATGGCGTGAATGGTGTGAGCGTAGACAGGGGTGCGCCTTTCACCTTCCGGCGAATTCGTCCGTCGAAAAAACACGTTGAAGCAATAGAAAAATGGATTGTTGACCGGGCGGTTACGATAGAATTTGACGACACCGATCCGGAAACATCAATGGAACAAGCCGCATATTCTATTGCATCAAAAATAAAACGTGACGGCATTAAGGGGCGGCCATTCCTCAATTCGGTACTTACGGATGCGAAGATG